TATCTGCTTTTGGAAGAATTGGTGACTCTGTTACTGGTGGATTAGCAACCGATGCTGGAGAAAAATTAGCAGGCACATCTGCTGGAGATTTCATTGGGAAATCAATCACTAAGGTTAAATCGTTCTTTGGAGATCAAGATGCAACTGATCTCCTAGCAAGTCAAGACAAATTAGCTCAAATGAATACTCCGGAAGGAAAAGCTGCCGCCTTGGCTGCGTTTAAAGCTAATAAAGCAAAATCAATAACACCAGAATCTCCAAAGAGTGCTAATACCATTGTACCATCTTCTGATACAACTTCTCCAAGAACACAAGCATTGGCTTCTGTGACAACCGAAAATCAAACTTTAAAAGAAGCCAATGCGTCGAAGCCAATAATTGTGAATGCTCCAACGACAAATAATGTCGGAAAAGGAAAATCAGCTGAAACTCAATCGTTAAGTGTCGTTGGGGTGAGAAATCAAGAAGGAACACTCAGAAGAATGTTAGATCTTCAATATGCGATCTAGACTTGGAAATTTCGTCAAAGTTGAAAAATTGTATAAATACTTAAACATAACCGATTCAAAAACTTAAAATCTAAAGGAAATAACATGGGCAGTTTTTCATTATCGCCAGTAGTCGAAATTAAAGAGAGCGTATTATCACAGGTCGTGCCAGCAGTTTCAACGTCAATCGGAGCATTTGCGGGTGATTTTGCCTGGGGCCCAGTTGATGAATGGAACATCATCGATTCTGAAAATACATTAGTAAACCGTTTTGGCAAACCAAACGATACTGTGGCAATTGATTGGATGATCGCCGCAAGTTTCTTGGCTTATGCAAACAATCTTAAACTGGTTCGGGTAATTGGCACTGGCTCGTATAATGCCGGATATCCAAGTGGCACGTATACAGTTAAGAATGAAACTCAATATGAAATGTCTCCACCACTTACTGCTAACTTTGTAGCAAAATATCCAGGTGTGCTTGGCAATTCGTTAAAAGTTTCAATGGCAGACAGTTCAAACTTCAATACTTGGAATTATCGTTCAGAGTTCGGCACTGCAACAACCATTGGAATTGTTGGAACAACCACAAGTGGTAGCACGTCAATTACTGCCATTCCGGCCAATGTTGTTTCAAATATTGTAGTAGGTAGCGTAGTTACTGGAACAGGGATTCCTGCAAATACTACGGTTGTTTCGGTAAATGTTGCTAACGCAAGTATGGTAATTTCAAATGCTGCCACCGCCTCCGGAACTTCAGTTGCACTTAGCATTGTCTATTATAGCGGAACCCCAGGAACGACTAAGTTTGTTTCTAATGCTGGCGGGTCGAACGACGAAATGCACATCGTAGTTGTTGACGAAGATGGACTCTGGACTGGTGTTCCTGGAACGGTTCTTGAAAAATATACTGGAGTTTCTAAAGCGTTTGATGCTAAAGACTCCGACAACATGAGCAATTATTATGTTACCGTTCTAAATCGTGGTTCTTCTTATATTTGGTTTGGCGGTCTTCATGTTGTCGCTGGTTGGGCAAGTGCGGCTTCTAATTCGACCTTTGCTTCCATTGGTGCTACAACTGCTACTTTTTCTTTAGTAGGTGGAACATCAGTTGCTCCAACTGTAAATCAAAAGATTGCTGGTTATAGTCTCTTTAGTAGTGCAGAAGAGGTTGATATTTCTCTAGTTATCGGTGCGGGTTTCATGGATTCAAGTTCACAAACACTCGCCAATCAATATATCATTCAAAATATTGCGGCTGTTCGTCGTGACTGTGTTGCATTTGTTTCCCCACCGGGCGAAGCAGTTATCAATAATCCAACCAACGAAATTTCTGCAATCATCAATCATAGAAATCAACTTCCAGGCACTTCTACAATCGGCACTTATGGATTCTTGGATTCTGGTTGGAAAATGATGTATGATCGGTATAATGACAAATTCCGTTGGGTTCCATTGTGCGGTGACATGGCTGGGTTGTGTGCATATACTGATATGATCGCAGATCCGTGGTTTGCTCCAGGCGGTTTCAATCGCGGTGGAGTTAAGAACGTAGTAAAATTGGCATACAATCCAAAAACAAAAGCAGAGCGTGATACGCTGGCTCAAATGCAAGTAAACTGCGTTGTAAACTTTGCTGGGTTTGGTCCAGTGCTTTATGACAACCTAACACTACAACAACAAAAAGATGCATTTGCTGACCTTAACGTCCGTCGGTTGTTTATTATAATGGAAAAGGCTATTTCTACCTATGCGAAGTTCCTATTGTTCGAATTCAACGACGTGTTTACTCGCACTCGTTTCGTAAATCAAGTGTCACCATATTTACGTGACATTCAAGGTCGCCGTGGTATCAATGATTTTAAAGTGATTGCGGACGAGACAGTTAATACACCAGTTGTAATTGAGAATAATCAATTCGTTGGTAAGATTCTCGTTAAGCCAGCAAGAGCAATTCGTGTTATCACTCTAAACTTCGTTGCTGCCGCTCAAGGTGTTAGCTTCGACGAACAAGCCTAAATCAAATGGGGGAAGAAATTCCCCCATAAATAATTAAAAATATTTGGAGAAATAAAAGATGTCAGCTGCGTCAATCAACGACTTTAAAGCACAGTTCTTAGGTGGTGCAAGACCAAACTTGTATCAAGTGATTCAACCGTTTCCATTGATTCTTGGTGTTCCTGCCGCAACCGAAAAGCTAAAATTCTTTTGTAAAGGATTCGAGCTTCCAGGTATCAGCACAAACCCTATTGAAGTTCCATATATGGGGCGTCAATTGAAGGTTGCTGGTGACAGAACGTTCGACGATGTAACGATGACTATTATTAACGATTTGGATTTTACTATTCGAAATACATTTGAACGTTGGTCAAACCTTATCAATGGTCATGAAAAGAACCAAGGTAAGCTAAATCCAGCTGACTATCAGGTTGACACGGTAGTGAACCAGCTAGATAGAGATGGAAACATTTTGAAATCTTATATCTTAATCGGTACATTTCCAACTAGCATTTCTAATATTGATCTAGCATACGATAGCAACGATGTAATCGAGGAATTCACTGCTTCCTTGGCCTTTCAATATTGGATTGATCCAATTAACGGTATTGTTTAAATCGATGTGAGTAAGAATATTCTGCCCAACTCATTTAGGTGTTGGGCAGAATTCCAAAGAGAATGGGGAACGTATGAAAATATTTGGATTTGATCTCTTTAAAAAAGAAGAAAAGGCTTTAGATGAGCCGTTGAAATCTCCTATTGCCGACATGGAGGCAGAGGAAGGTTACTTCATTGAAACGGCTGGGTTGCGAGATGGAATAACTGACATGACCGATTCTTCTTCGACGAGGGAGAATGATCTAATAAATCAATATCGGTCGCTTTCTCTATTGCCAGAAGTTGATAGAGCAATCTCAGAAATTGTAAATGAACTGTTAGTTATAAACCCATCCTCAGACTTTCCTGTCTCCATTGATATCGAAGGAAAAGATATTGCGGCAGGTATTAAGAAAAAGATAATCGAAGAGTTCAAAACCGTTCAACGGATAATGGACTTTAAGCGTAATGGAAATAATATTCTCCGTCGTTTTTATATAGATGGAAGAATTCGCTTTCATCTTGTCGTAGACGATAAAGCAAAGAAAGACGGCATCAAAGAAATTAGAATGATTGATCCTAGAAAGATCAAACGAGTTATTGAAATTCAACGCTCGACCGAAAATGATGTGATTATGACTGCTAAGGCGGATGAATATTTTACATATAATTCATATATTACCTTAAACCGTGGTTTTAATTCAATTCAACAAACGATTAAAGTCGATAGAAATTTAATTGCAAGTGCAAATTCTGGAGTGTTCATTGAATCTGAAGCGAGCAATCGACAAATTCCAATTTCACATCTTCAAAGTGCAATCAAAGTTGCTAATCAATTGAACATGATTGAAGACTCTTCAATCATTTATAAACTTAGCCGTGCGCCAGAACGCAGAGCATTTTATGTAGATACTGGCAATCTACCAAAGCAGAAAGCAGAACAATATGTTCTTGGAATGATGCAAAAATTCCAAAATAAGATGGTCTATGATACGACCACAGGTAAGGTTAAAGAC